AATTTATGACGAATATGTTTTCTTTTAAGTGACTTAATTTTAATTAACTCAAATTTATATCTTGGTTTCCAATTAGCTAAAACTTTATTAATATGTTTTATAACATTTTTACTCATATTTTCAGCTGTCATCATAGATTCATCTGATGTAACCCACTCATGAGCTAATTTACCTCTGCGATTACACTCTTCATTTCCCATTTCATATATTTTCATAATAGCATCAGCTACTTCTCTAAAATTAGCTCTATCATCATATATATAAGGAGTTGGAACTGAACCTTGAATACTTATATTACTTGGGAATACTGGTATAGCCCATTCACCACATGTTTTATACTTACCAAAATGGTTAGAACAAAAATCAACATCAAAATCAATCCATTTATTATTTTCATCTATAAATCTCATTTGGTCTTGCATACCACCAGTCACATTAGCAATAATCATTTTTCCACACATCATTGCCTCTGTTAGACTTAATCCCCAACCTTCATTTGAACTTATTAATATACAAGCATTACTAATATTATATATTAAATTTAACTCTTGAGATGTTATTTTTGAGTCTGAAAAATAAATTTGATTACATTGACTGTCAGTAAATAATATGTCTCTAACAGCATATAAATCAGTTCCATTATCATCAATTGGTTGTGTGTGTAATATTAAAGCACATTTATCAGCTTTATCTTTAGGTAATTTATCTAGAAACAATCTAAATGAAGCCATTGTATCAGGTATTTGTTTACGTCTAATATTTCTAGAATTAAACATTAAAACAAAATCATATTGTTTATTACCAAATAGTTTTTTTCTAATTTCATTTAATTTAGTTTCATCATTAATTGGATAAAACACTTTATCATTTATACCATGAGGTACATAACTTAATACTTTATTTTTAGCTTTATCACCTAATACTAATTTATTTATATTAAGTGTTTGTTTTGATATAGCCATTAACCCATCACATGACTCATAATATGCTTCATTATATAATGGAGCTGGATAATCATCCCAAATATTAAGATATATAATTGGTATTTTTTTTCTAATTTCATTCTCTATTTGAAATAACCAAATCCAGTATCTTGGATCAGTGAACATCATTAATACATCTGGTTTTTCAATATTAATCATTTGTCTAATTAACTCAGGACTACCATAACCATCAATTGGATATAGAAATACACTAGCATCTTCTATACCAGCATGTTTATTAGTGTCAGCATTAATATCAAATCGTTTACCTTGATCTGGATGTTTAATAGCTCCACCTATATTTACCCAATTAAAATGATGAGCTGTACCAATAACAATTTCTCTAGCCATTGTGGATATACCAGATGTCATTCTAATATCATCACATAATAACAAGATTTTTTTACGTTGTGATTGTGGAATGTAACCTTCTTTCATAACATGTTTAAACTAAATTTTTAAGATTGTTTACTACCTGATAAAGATAAATTTAAATGGTTGTGAAGTTTTTTTCTATAGTCTTCATCTGTTAAATATAAATGAATACTTCTATCAACTAATTTTTGAAGTGAAAACTTTGTTCTAACACATAACACTTTAAACTCGTCAAATAATGTTTCATTAACTTTAACACTTGTTAATTTATTGTCTCCCATAATCTATATTTTATATATATAAATATATATATAGATTAAGAAACAACATTTTTATTACAAAGTTCTTTATTATTATTAAATGGACAATAGGTGCAAGAATCTTTACCTACTATTTTAGAATATTCTTTAATTATATATTTACCATCATTATCAAAACATTCATCTAAGAACATATTAAATTTATCAGCTGCTTGTTTACGTTTAATTTTACCACTAGCTGGTCTAAATGAGGTAATGTAAGGTATAGTAAATGCTTCATTATCCCATATTTTTCTTTTTAATATAAAAAACTCAACTTCAATTTTATCAATATCAATATTATATTGTTTAGCGAAATATTCTTTATAAAGTAATATTTGAGCTAGTTTAATATCATCTTTTTTATCCTTATCTCTCCATCCTGACCTGGATGTTTTAATGTCATAGATATAAACTTTATCTAAATCTTTATCATATAAAACAAAGTCAATATATCCTTTTAAAAATACATTTTTAGATAAACCAACCATTAAAGGCATTTCAATACCTAATAATACTGTATTACGAGTGGTAAAGAATTGAGTTCTATGTTTTTTAAACCATTCAAGTATATTAATTCCATCCTCATAAAATTCTCTCATTTCATCTGGATTAGAAAAATGTTGTTTAGCAGCTTCAAATTGTTCTTTATAAACTGCTCTAAAACGCTCATTAAACATTCCTACTATATCTTCTCTATCAGCTGCTGCTCCACTTTGTTCATACATCACTTTAAGATAGTGTTGCATTGTCTCATGAATAGCAGTTCCAAATATAGTATGAATTGAGGCTGAATATGGAGCTAAATTCTTAACATAAGCTAAATACCATTGATGAGGACATTTACGCCACATTGAGTATTGAGAATATGATACTGTTGATTGATATCTATAATCAACTTCTTTAAGTTGATGTGTTTTTATTTTAAGTTCAATCTCTGTTAACTTACTTTTTGCCATATATGTCTCTTATAACCTCACCCAACCTAGTATTGTCAGAATGTATTTCAATTAAATTTTGTATATCAGGAATAATTGATTGTTCTTTTTTAACATACTGGGCAGCATCTAATAATTCTTCATATAGATGATTCATGTAATTATCCTTATTATTCTCACCTAATGTTGTGTTATATTTTTTATAACCACGTTCAGCTCTAGATTTTAAATCTTCAATTACTTGATTTGTGATATTATCTTTAGTATGTTGCATACGACTTTTTTCTCTTAATATTTCTTGTTCACGTTCCATCATGATCATGTATTCACGATATGATTTTGAATCTGATATATGGCTCATATAATAAATTTAAATGACTTAATTGGGACAGCCAAGTGATTAATTAATTATTGTAATTGATTGTATTACTAGCTTTATCTACTTTTGAAACATAACTGCGTTCAATATGGTTATTGAACTTATCAAATCGTGAATCAGTGTAACTATAGTTATCATCAATTCTACGATTGACAATGTCTATGGCTTCATCTAATTTACGTTCAATTGAATTGTAACGTTCTTCAATGTCTCTCCATTGATTTTGGTTTTCATTCTCTAATGACTTGACCTTTTTTAACATTGTTATAACATTATTTAAAAGCCAACCCAGTACCCCAACTGCAACTGCAGCCAAAGCACCTAAAATAAATGTAATCATGATTTTTTTCTCCTTTTTTTGTTTGTACCTGACTGTCCCAAGTTAAGCACATTTTTAATATTATTTACATCTACTATATTAATATATTCTTTTGCCTCACGAGTACTACATTGATAGTATTCTGATATAGCCTTAATTGTTTCTAGATCATCCTTAGCACTTGCTTTAATATATCTAAAGAATGCTTTTTGTTTAGGTAATAACTCACAATAAAATTGATATACCTTTCTTTTAGGACAATCTGGATAATGTTGAATTAAATTAACAGCATCAATATAAGATGGGTTCATACTAATAAAACGATGAATCATATAAGTATTAAACTCAGCCTTATCTTCATCCATAAATATACTCCATGGACGTTTATGATATGTTATCTCATTTAACCAATCAAATAAATTCATTCTTAACTATTAAATGAAAATCCTACCTCTTTAAATTCATCTCTAATTTCAGGAGGTAACATGTCTAAAGCTATTTTATGAGTTTTAATATCATAAAATACAGGAATAGGTACTAAAGCATCTTGTGTAGTACCAACTAAAAACTTATTAGCTTTTCTTAAAATAACAGCTTCACCTAAAACAATAGGTTCACCAGCTTCATTAGTAATTGTTACTGTTTTCTCTAATGGAATGTTTAATTTTGGTTGTTCTTGATTCATAAATTCAAAAGTTTAGCTACACAACCCATAAAACAAATTTCTTTATCA